CAAACAGGGCTGTATGTAGTTATCCATTAGCGACTTGTTAACGCCTGCTAATGTGTTGGCTATAATGTAACCCATTAAAGCAACGTAGTAAGTCGTGCCGATTACGGTTTGAATCTCGCTATCCTGTGCCCAAAGGATAGCTTCTTTGATGTACTTAATATCGACATTTTTAGATACTTGCGTGTTATCTTTTAGAAAGTCCTCCGATAAGAATAGTGCTGTTGCCATGTTATGCTCGTGATTTAATTACAACACTTTCCCACGCATGGCGGCAATAGCTTGTGGTTACGTTTGTGCCTTTGCGTGTCCAAAAACCACCCCTACGCATCCACACGTTCCTATCTTCGGCCATGCTTATCCCTTGGATTTGCTCACTTGTCCATACTCTTTTATTACTTTCGCGAACCATTTTTCGGCAAAATTCTCGCGTAGTTGGTATGATGGCTTCGGGCGCTGGTAATAATTCGCCAGTGTTAGGGTCAATACCACGACCGCCTGCCTCTTGGCTTAATCCGTAACGGTATGCTATTTTGAAACTCACACCTAACGGTTTGGCTTGTGTCAATTTTCGCAAGCCGTTTGTACTAACTTCATAAGCTATTTGCGTTGCGCCTGCTACCGATTGCGTGCCAACGGTCAAAAGCCCCTGCGCAACTAATTCGTTTACTGCTAAGGCTATTTCTTCGATGCTTACGCTCAAAAGTTCAGCAATGCCTGCGTAGGTAACCAACGGGTTTTGTTTAAGTTGCTCAAGTATGCCCATCAAAAACGGGTCATCTTCAACTCCAAATTTCATAACCCTGTCCTCAAAAGCTAGTTGGTCTTTTTCATCTCTGAATCTAACCTTGCGAATCGGCTTTACAATTTCCCACTCGTCTAGTGAGTAGCCTGTTTGAGCGAATGCTTCAGCTACTAAATCTTCGCCATCTTGACTAGAGAACATCGAGCTTGTAACTTCGTCACCTCCATTCACTAGCGGTGGCAAGCCTACCGTTTGGCGAATTTCGTTTTTACTCATGCTTTCAAGTACCTTATTTGCCACTAATGGGCTAAGTGTATTGATGGCATCTGTAATGCTTTGTGCTTTCTCGCTCACTTCTTCAACTAATGGTGGCAAACCAACGGCTTCGCGTATTTCATCGGGTGTCATAACGCCCACTTTAGTAGCCTCGCTGTAGCCCTCTGAAATTGGTTCGCTTGGTATAATCTGAATGCGTTTCTCAAAGCCCTGCAATGCGGCCAATTCGTTAAACACATTCATAATAAAGTCCTGCCTTGCCCTTACGTACGTGTTTTTGAAAAGTTCGTAACTGTCGCGAACCTGCGTACGGGTTGCAAATACTCCTTCTTCTTTGATTCCAAACAGCGCAGGATCTACTACCCTATGGCCGCTGAATATCTCTTGTTGTACGGTCTTATTTAGTATGTCAAAACGCGCATCAAAGTCATTAGAACCTAGTGGCAAAACCTCGACCGCCTGCTCTTTGCTGTCATTAAAGTTCAAAAGTATGCGGTTGGCGTTATCCGTACCGCAAAACTTAGATTCTATTCGGGCTTCGATGGTTTCTTGTTCTTCTTCAGTAGGTTGTCCATTAAAGAAGTTAAACATAAAACCAGCAACAAAGCCGTTTTTAACGCTGTTAAGATGGAAGTTCGCAATTTCGCTATCTAGTTCGATGTAAGGGATTGCACCCAAATAAGGCGGCAAAGGATAGTAGTCGGCCTTTGGATGGTAAGCTTTAATATAAAGTAACTGCTTGCCGCTTTTGTCGTTGTAATCAAACGCTTTGATAGGTTCGATTGTTTCGGGTTTGGCTTTCTTCCAGTCGTTGCAATGGTAATAGGTTTTTTGGTCTTTGCTTACCCTGTACTTTGCAAACTCTGCATGATACATTTGGTAGCCGCCCTTCTTATCATACAAAATTTCAAGTGCAAAACCTCCGAAAATCTCCAAGTCCAAGGAACACATTTGTATAATGTCCTCCAAAGTTTGGTTTGGGTTTGGCTCTGAAATGAATTTATTTAGCCTTGCTATCTGCTCGGTGTTTAATCCCTTTTCGTTAACGCTCAAACCTTGCCCGATAACATAATCGACCTTCCCGTTTACGATTGCGTAGTGCTTTGCAGAACGGTCGTAAATGTGCAATAGGTAGTCAGGGTATTGGTTCACCCATCCTTCGCTGGTTCCGTACAAAATCCAATCTTTGGACTGTTGTTCTTTGAACTCAGGTACTTTGTGAGCGGCAAAATTTAAGACTGAAAAGCTATTTTTACCCATTGTAAACCGCGAATGTTTGGGCATCGTTGCCCGTGTATGTTGGTGTTGCTGTAGTTGTGCCAGTTACCACGCACATTCCACTTTCAAATGCTGTTAATCCTGCTGGGTTAAGGTTGCTTGCGCTTGCTTGCCCATAAATCACGTAGCGATATTCGCCCTCTAAAGTCAATTTGACTTGACCGTTCACAGCTACGGGGTTTGCCGTTTCCGTAATAGTAAACGCATTATAGCGGTCACGAAAAGCGCTAGTATCATCAGCTATGCAGTATTGCGTTACCATGCTAGTAAGGTTCTCAAAGGCAAAAAGGTAATGTAGTGCCGTTCCCTTTTCGGTCGTGGTCACTATTACCGTGTTAGCTTGCCCTTTAGTGATTCTAATCATTAGGTAAGTGCGATGAAATACTCAATATCAACTGCTGCGGTGTCTGCTATTGCACTAATTTCGCTAATGTTTGCCCACGCGCTGAAGGTGTTAGACGTTTCAATAAGTCCGTTGTGTAGTTCAAACGATTTGCCAGCTTCGAGTTTAACCCAATAGTGATCAGAACCATCTGATATATTTAAGCTAATGAAATTAGTGTCATCTTTATTTGTAATGCGAAGGTATTTAACCGCTGTTCTCACAAATGTACCAGCGGCATTTGCCGTGTCATATTTAACCACGGATACCTCGCTTGTAGGTATAGTTAGAATGCGTTGGTCAACCTCGTTAATGCTTGGAATGGTAAGCGTATTAGAGTTGCCGTAGCTTTTGTTGTTAAGGCTTACCGCTTCCGTTATTGTTACGGTCAAAGTAGCGTTTGTTATTGTAGTTGCCATCGTGTGTATTTTGCTTAAATAGGTAAAATGCTTAAAGTGTTTCAAAAAGAAAGGCCGCTATTAACGGCCTATCTAAATCCCTATGTCAAACCGTTATTAGGCGGTTATTGATGCAAGTAAAGCTACTGGAACTGCAAGCATTGGATTAGGCTCTAAACCATTGAAGGACATTGTGTAGCCATTCAAATCAGCAAAGGCCGTACCAGTTGCGCCTGTGCCTGTAGCGAAGTCCAATCCGTTAGCATATCCAGCAACCCAATAAGATGGAGTAGCTTCGTTCGTTTCGATAATTGCCACCACGCGATTCTTTGCAAGTAGTTGCATTTCGTTACGCTTTGCAACGTCCAATTTGCGAAGTACAAAAGTCAAAGATGGCACGTAATGAAGTGACCCGTTGCGATTGCCTGCTGTCGGGTCGTCACTAAACATACTTTCCTCTTTGGTCAATTCGTACTTTCTAAAGACGGCTGTTGGTGTGGCAAATGATGCGATTTGTCCAGTAGTGGCAACCGCTCCAAGAGCAACGTAATCACTGTAGCGTGCAAACCTTACGGATTTGATGCCGCCAATGTCCTCTTTACATCCTAATGTGAACCCCTGTGTTAATACGCAAGACATGTTTTTAGTGTATAGTAAAGGCGTGAGCAGTTAAGCCCACGCCCTTAGATGAATAAATTAAAGAACTATCGCAGCGATTTCGTTCGGGAAAGCTACCTGCGTACCTACCTTAAACTCCATTGCTACTCTTACTTTGCGGTCGTCCTTAGAGTACCACACTTCCAAAGAATCAAAATCACTTTCAGCATCTACTCCAATGTAGAAGTTAGAAGCAGAACCAGCATATACACTCTTCACTCCAGTCAAACCGTCTACAGGGATAAACTTCAAGTTAATGCCCGGGAAACTAAGACCTTCGCTTGCATCGCTGTCAGTTGCACCATTCACTCCGCTGTTAATTTGAACACCGTATGTTGAACCCCCAACTACCAACGCTTGTACTAGAACCGCGTAAGTGTCGTACCCTACGAAAGCAACTAGGTCGGTCTTAGAAGTAAGGCCAGCAGTAGCGAGTGAATTGTACAAACGGAACGCCATCTCTTGTGCGTTGGTTACTGTGAATGCAGTTGCAAGTGGAGTGCCACCTAGGTTTGCATTGATGTAACCCGACCCGATTGTAGTAATAAAGCCATCCCAGTAAGAACCGTTGTTTGAAGTTGGAGCAGAAATGCTACCCTTCCAAATGTTCTTGTCAATTTCCAAAGCTACTTTAGCCAAGTAAACCTCCATGATTTTAGCCCATACTTCAGCAGGTTGTACTTCTTCCGAATGCGAACCAGCTCTCATTTTGGTTACGAAGAAACGTGTCTCCAAATCTTTAGGACACCATTCATCGTTAATCTTTACCTTGCCTGGAGTCAGGGTTCTTTGAGTAAAGGTAGTATTACCAGTTGCATCAAAAGAACATCCGTCTGCTTGGAAGAAAACCGATTGAGTAAGGATAGGTAGTTTAGATGG